ACTCAAGCCTCCGCATGCTCGATATGATCGACGCAGTAGAGCAGTCCTCCCTATCAAGCTATTTCAAGCCCCGCCGAGGAAAGGGAGACGCAGGCCTCGAGCTGCTCGCTAACGGAGCGAAACTCTCGCAGTTCACACCAAACGAGGAAGCGATTCACGGGGAAACGAGTATTCACGTCGATATGGACGAGATCTGGTATTTCTCCAAAGCTCAAGGAGACGCAATCCTCGGAGGTGTACGACCGTCGGCAGTGACGCTCGGCCCGCGCGCGCAACGCTGGTACACATCAACTATGGGAACACTCGCAAGCGAGTTCATGAACGACCTTGTGGAAAAAGGCCGCGCAGGCACCAAACCGAGCATGTGCTATATCGAGTTCTCACTCCCCGTAGGTGAGGACTACCGCGACCCCGCAGCATGGTGGAAGTTCCACCCAGCTTTAGGGAACACGATCACCGAGCAAGCACTCAAAGACGAACTCGACTCGATGAGTGAAGGCGAGTTCATGCGAGCCTATATGAACCGGCTCACCGACGTGCAGGATACGTTCATTCCTCTGCAGATGTGGGATGACCTAGCCGATACGGAGATTATCGCTCCCGCGCTCGATGACATCACTGTAGCGTTCGAGGTTGCTCCGCAAAACGCGTGCGCCGCTGTCGTGGCCTCATGGCAAGGAGAGGCAGGCCCGTGCTCTCGAGTGATCCACCAAGCGCCCGGCACAGCGTGGCTCATCCCCTATCTACAAGATTTGCACGCGCGCGGGATTACGCGGCTCGCAGCGGACGGAGCAGGCCCCGTGCGACGGATCCTCGACTCAATCGGAGACACTCTCCCCGTAAAGGTCCTTGAATTCCAAGAGCGCCGCCTCGCCGATCAAACATTTATCACCGCTGCTCGCGACGATCACACTCTCACTCATGATGGATCCGACGTACTGCGACAAGCCCTCTCAGCCGCGCAAGTGCGCCGCGTGAATGGCCTCGAGCTGCTCGATCGAGAAAAGAGCCTCGCTCCTATCCCCTCGCTCATCGCTGCTAGCGTCGCCTTGTATGCAGATACGCACCGTGAAGATAACTACGTACCTGTACTCGTTGCATAAAAGGGCCTCTCATGGCCCGTACACACCCCTGTATGACCCAAACAGTACCGATTAATAGACGCGCACCGGCCCGAGCGCGTTTTATCGTCGTATGGGATTTTCAGCGCGCCTCCTCGCAGCTATCGGGATTGATACCCGATCAACTGCCTATGACCCGCATGTGACGACGCTCGCCTCGAGCGGTCTTGCGAGCGTTCGTAGCGCCTCTGATCCCGGCACGCTCTCTCTCGAATCCGCAGTGAGCCTCTCAGCCGTCTACCGCTCAATCAGCATCATTGCTACCGCTATGCGCCAGCTCTCTCTCGTCGTGGAAAAGAAAGGAGAGCAGCTAGCAGCTAACGATGTCCCCTCGATCATCCGCCGCCCGAACCTCCACCAATCACGCGGGGATTTCGTCGAGACCGCGACTATCTCCCTCGCCGCAACTGGAAACGCCTATATCAAGGTCGAGCGTTTCGGCGATAGCGTCGATTCCCTTACAGTGCTCGACCCGTGGCTCTGTCACGCAGTGATCGACGAAGCAACCGGGGTAAAGACTATTGCCTACAAGGGTAAGAGCTACAGCACCGACGAGATTCTACACGTGCCTCTGCTCACTCTCCCCGGTAGCGCTACTGGCCTCGGCCCGATCCAAGCCTCACACACGGAACTTTCTACCGCGAAGGATATCCGCGATTTCGCCGCAGGATGGTTTAAGAACAGCGGACAGCCCAGCGGGATTCTTTCGACCGATCAGAAGGTTAACCCCGAGGACCTCATTGCCATGCGCAATGCATGGAACTATCTCGATGCAGACGGGAATCCTCTCGACATGTCGGCTAATCCCTCGAGGATCCGAGTATTCCCGCACGGCATCTCCTATAGTCCTATCCTCATCTCTCCCCGCGAAGCACAGTGGATCGAAGCGCAGCAATTCAACACGACGCAAATCGCGCGGATCTTTGGCATTCCTGCGCCTCTCCTCCTCGCAGCCGTCGAAGGCAACGCGCAGACATACAGCAACGTCGAACAAGAATGGATCGCGTTCACTCGGTTCACACTGCAGTCCTACATTACGCGCCTCGAGGACGCACTCACATCGATTGTCCCGCGCGGACAGCGCGTTAAGTTCAACGTAGAAGCACTGCTCAGGTCCGACACGACCACGCGCTATGCCGCGCACAAAACAGCGATTGAGATGGGCCTCTACTCCGCAAAGTATGCCCGCGAAATCGAAGGAATCCCCGCCTCCGCCGCCCCAGAAAGCACAGCTAATGAATCTTGAAACGATGCAGACACGCTCCCTAGAGTGCCGCGCGAAAATCGACGGCCTCACAATCGAGGGAATTGGAGTCCCGTTTAATCGCGAGATTGCGTTCGGGAACTGGTATGAGCAGTTCGCTCCCGGGAGCATCGACGATGCAGGAGCAATCCTCCGGTATGGACACTCAGAGCCAATCGGAGTGATCACTCACTCAGAGGACACCGCAGACGGACGCAAGATCACCGCGCGGATCTCCGATACCCAGCGAGGCCGCGATATCGCGCAGCTGATCCGCGACGGAGCCCTCACAAAACTATCGATCGGATTTGAGCCGATCGAGTACGAAACTCGAGACGACGGAGACGGCACGCACATCACGTACACGAACGTGCGCGCGCGCGAGTTCTCTGTCGTCGAGTTTCCCGCGTACGACACCGCGACAATTTCCGAAATCCGCACCCAACCCGACACGACTCAGCCCGAAAGGCCTCTAATGAACCTCGAAGAAATCCGCTCACAGATCAGCGACGCGATCGCGCCGCTCACAACCGCAATCGACGATTGCGAGCGCGAAATCCGCTCTATGCGCACCGCCTCCGCCTCCGCCGAAAAGCCGTTCGAGTACCGCTCGTTTGGTGCCTATGCGAAGGCTCTCGCAGCTCGCGAAGAAATGGCAGTGCGAGCCTATGAAGGCGCAACCCTCGCGCAGGCCGTTGCCCGCCCCGCATGGCTCGGCTCTCTCGAGAAGCGCATGCAGGCTAAGCAGGTGGTCACAAATCTGTTTACGCACACTTTTGATCTCCCTAGCGAGGGCATGACTGTCGAGTATGCCGTCAAGAAGGGAGCGAGCACGATCAGTATTGACTCTGACCATAAGGAAGGAGAAGCACTCCCGACCGGTAAGCCCGCGCCCTACGAAGTCAAGAGCGCTACTGTCATGACCTACTCCGGAGGCGCTGAGATCAGTTTCGAGGCAGTCGAGCGCGCCTCTATCTCGCTGCTCGATGATATCCTCTACGATCAGGCATTTACCTACGCTACCTCGATCGAAAACAAGACACGCGAGCTGTTTAACACCGCTGTCACCTCAGCTGAAAACACTCCGCTCAAGACGATCGCGAACCTCAACTCTGCCACCGTTAATGATTGGACGGATTTCGTGCTCGCTCTGATCGACGCGTACGATGCCACTCCCTACGTTCTCGACGGCCTCGCAGTCTCCCCGCAGGTGTTCCAAGCGCTCGCCGCTCTCGATCGCTCCCCGAAGGCACTGCAGTTCTCGAGCGCCCCGGTGGATCACCAAGGCACGATTACTCTCCCGACCGGTCGAGGTGATTTCGCGACGATCACCGTGCAGCGCGTGCCGAACTGGACCGGTAAGCATGCGGTCGGTTTCTCGAGCGAAGCGATCCGCGTGCAAGAAGCGCCGGGTGCGCCCTACCGTCTGCAGGACTCGCAGATTTTCTCCCTCACGAAGCAGCTCGCAGTTTACGGATACGCGGCTCACTACACGCCGCGCCCCGAACTGATTAAGGCCATGAAGTTCAATGCCTGACATGACTAGCGCCGTCGCGGCATACGTGCACGGAGCCGCTGCGGATACAGCGTTTATTGAAGAGTGCACCGAATCCGCGACGGCACTAGTCGATCGCTTCATAGGCAGCAGCCCGGTCCCTCCCGCTGTTCGCCGCTCAGCAATCCTCGAGGTAGCCGCGAACCTCTTTAACCGCCGCGCTTCCTCGCGCGATTCCTCAACCGCTCTCGACGCAGACTCGACAGCGCAGTTTTTCCGCCCCGCCCTTGACCCTCTCACTCCCGCCTATCCGCTCCTACGCCCGTACATGAAAGCGTTTTTCGCATGAGTTTCTACGACCTCGAGGAAATCAGCGAAGCAGCGACGATCCCCGGTATCACGGTAATCACCGCTCCTGACCTCCTACGCCCTCATCTCGCAGCCGGTGAAGCGTGCATCTGGATCGGAGCGCCGGAGTCAATCGAGTTCGAGGGATACGGACAAGGAACATGCTCATGGAAAGCGGCTCTCGTGCATCCGGATTTCCGCGATCACCTCGCCGCACTCCCCGAACTACTCGAATACGCGAGCCAGCTCGAGCCGCGCCTCTCAGTAACCGCAATCCGCCCCGACACAATCGACCTCGCCGGGACCCTCTACCCGGCTCTCGAGATCAGTTTCGAGACAACGTTTAGAAAGTGAACACTCTCATGGCAGCACAGACAACCAAGTTCCCCAAGCTCGGCCCCGGACGGCTGCAGTTCGGAGAAACCGCCTCCGCACGCGAGTTCTCCGCTCGCCTCTCCTCCGTCAAGTTCTCGCCGACAATTAAGGACGAGGACCCCGTTCCTCTCCTCGACGGCAGCGAGTTCGTTCCCGCCGGTGAAATCAGCGGAGAAATCTCCGGTACGTTCTATCAGGACTTTGACAAAAACGGCCTCACCGCATGGACCTACGCGCACGCAAACGAGATCATGCCGTATCTCTTTGTTCCGAACAACGCCGAAGAGATGACCCTCAAGGGGAAAGTCAGGATCAAGCCCGTTGCGATCGGAGGGGAAGTCAAGAAGGAAAACACTACTGACTTTACTTTCGCGACTGTCGGAGGCCTCCCCGAAATCTCATTTGGCCCCCTCCCCTCCTAGACATGGGAACTGGACGCGGCAAAAGCCCGCTCGTCGAGGTGACGAACGCGCGCGAATATCGCCGCCGTATGAAAGCCGCAGGTGAAAGCCTCGAGGACCTCAAGCAACTGCACAAAGACATTGCAACGCTCGTCGTCGCCGAGGCTCAACACCTCGTCCCCCGCAAAAACGAAACACTAGCCGGAACAATCCGCGCCGCAGGATCTAAGACTGCTGCGACGGTAAAAGCTGGCAGCAAGCGAGTTCCATACGCGGGAATGATCCAATGGGGACGCAAAATCTGGCCCTCCACGCGAGGCCCAAAGCCCGCTAGCGGCCGGAAAAAGCATCCCTCAGTCTATCTTCCCTCTCTCTTCCTAACAGAGGCAGCATCAGCCTCCGAGCCGGAGTGGGTAGGTATGTACATCCGTCAACTAGAAAACGCACTAGCCGAAGCAACCGGAGAAAAATAATGCAACGCCTATTTATCGATTACGAGCTCACAGACGGAACCGTAGGAACCACACGCGTTTACGCAGCCGACAAGGTCCTCGCAGAAAAGACATGCCGCATGCACAGTTGGCCTGTCGAGGACGGCCCGCGCCTCATGACTATCATGCTCTACTCGGCCCTCAAGCGAACGAAGGCCATTACCGACGATTACGAGGCGTTTGTTGACACTGCGCTCGTCGATTATCAAGCCCGCGCCGAGGACATGGACAAGGAAAACCCTACCCAGTCGGAGGAGTAACCGCTTCAGTTGTCGCTCTAGCCATGCGGACCGGAATACCCGCCTCCGTATGGCTTAGCGAGCCTCCGGAAATCTTAGAGACAGCTCTCATCATCATCAGTAACGAAAGCGAGTAAACCTCATGGCTGGCGGTAAAAGCGCGATCCTCTCCGTAAAAATCCTCGGTGACGCGTCGAGTGCTGTCAAAGCCATGCACGAAACTGAGGATGCAGGAGGAGGCCTGTTCTCTAAGATCACCGGAGGCCTCCCCTCAGCGGCAATGATCGGAACCGCTCTCGCAGGTGCCGCAGTCGTAGCCACTAAGGCCCTCTGGGATATCGGCTCGACATTTGATGAAGTCGAGGACACAATCCGAGTAGGCACCGGAGCAACCGGAGATGCCCTCAAAGGCCTTGTAGATGACGCGCACGCAGTCGCAACTTCCATCCCGACCTCTTTCACGGATGCCGGTAAAACTGTCGCCGATCTGAACACGCGCCTCGGCCTCTCCGGAGATCAACTGCAAACCGTCTCGAAGCAATATCTCGAGGCCGGTCGTATCCTCGGTGAAGATGTCGATATTAACAGCACGACAGCCGCGTTTCATGCATTCAATTTGACGAATGATGAAGTCTCCGGAGCGATGGATAACCTGTTTCGGGTATCCCAAGCAACCGGAGTGGGGATCAACGAGTTAGCCGGAAAAGTTACTGCAGGTGCTGAGACTCTTTCCGATCTCGGATTTAGTTTCGAGGAGAGCGCCGCCCTCATCGGATCGCTGGATAAAGCCGGTGTAGACTCTGCCGCGACTCTCGGAGTCATGAAGAAGGGCATGCTCGCTGTCGCCAAGCCTGGTGAAGATATGCAAGCAGCATTCTTCCGAGTCACGCGAGAAATCGAGGAGTTTACGCAGCGCGGAGACACTGCAGGTGCGCTCGATCTCGCAGGAAAAGTTTTCGGCACCAAGGGAGCGGCTCAAATGGTTCAAGCCATTAAGAGCGGCTCGATCAATCTTGATGATCTCATGGGACATATCGGTGCAACCGGAGACTCTATCCTCGAGGTCGGAGCCGAAACAATGGATGCCGCCGAGAAATGGGAGATCCTCAAGAATCGCGGGATGGAGGCTCTAAGGCCTCTCGCCGAAGGCCTGTTTAGCTTTGCAGGAGATGCTCTCGGCAAAATCATGGACTTTATCGACGGAATCGATTTCACGCCCGTGACAAACGCGTTTGCGACGGTAGGACCGTGGGTTAGCGGAGTCGCCTCGCAGCTCGCCTCGCTCGGACAAGCCATTATTAATATGGCAACCTCCGCATGGCAGTTCGTTCAACCGATTATCGCCGCGTTCATGCCCGCTGTATCCGCAGTAGTTGAAACAGTTAAGACGTATCTCGGTGATCTCATTAATGTTGTGCACAGCGTTGTGGATTTCTTTGCCGCGTTGTTTAGCGGAGATTGGTCCGCCGCTTGGGACGCTGCGAAAAACGTCGTCTCAAACGTCGTTAACCTTGTTGGCAACCTTGTTGGCAACCTGTGGAATGTCATTACGAACATCTTTAGCGGTATCAAAAACACGCTAGGTAATCTTTGGTCCTCCGCGTGGGAATCGGTGAAAAACGCTGCATCTAACGGAGCATCCGCGCTCTGGAATATCATTAGCGGGATCCCGGGACAAATCCTCTCCGCTCTCGGAAACGTCGGCTCGCTCCTCTATTCCGCTGGCCGCGACGTGATCCAAGGCCTAATCAACGGCATCAAGAACATGGCCTCGGCTCTATGGGAGGGAATTAAGGGCACCGTCTCTGGAGCCGTAAACGGTATTAAAAACTTTTTGGGAATCGCATCCCCGTCGCGAGTATTTAAGGAGATCGGCGTTTTCACCGGTCAAGGCCTCGTGCTCGGCTTGGAATCGCAGTCAGATAAGGTGCATGACGCATTCACAAACCTTGTAGAAGTCCCCCCCACCCCCACATTCAACGTACCGATTGCTCCGTTTAACGGCAATTCTGCATACCGTGAATATGGGAGAAATCCCGTGACTGTCAATATCACCGTGAATGGAGCTCTCGACGCGGATGCTACCGCTCGCGAAATCCAGCGCGTTCTACAGCGCGCAGACTGGCGCAATCACGGAGTGACGCTGTGACAACCGCTACATGTATCCTGTCTGTTTCCTCGAGGCGCGTTCCCGCTCTTGATCGCCTCACGATCGCATGGGGACGCGATAACGCCGCTACTCAGCCAGCCGCAGCGACATGCACAGCTCGGTTCTTTGCAGATGACGCGGCCTCAGCTATGCAGACATACACGATCGGACGGACGGTAACTGTCTCCTCGGATATCACGACATACACAACCGGCACGCCGATTGAGTTGCCTCTCGCCGCAGCAACAGCATTTGAGGGATCTATAGAATCAGGTGCGATCCACTCCGACCCCGACTCCTCGCGCGATATCGCAACGATCATTTGCCCTCCCGCAGCGCACTCGGATAATCCCGCAGCATGGGATGAAATGCCCGCAGCCGTGGCAGGCAAGCAGTGGACTCTCACAGCTGACATTAGCCTACCGACACAAGGCGTAATGTCGATTTTCCCGACCTATTTCCACGGCCCCGCAGCACAGCCAACCTACGGCACTCGCGTCGCGCGCACAGATACGAGCGGATCTGTCTCGGCCTCATGGATTATCCCCGCCTCCGCCGCTGGCACGTGGGTTGGTATCGCGTTCCAATTTGCACCCACCGGCCCCGCGTGGAAAACAAGCCCGCAGGCATGGAACTCAGACGCGCGCGCATGGACGGGACTCAATACCGGATCTATCCGCCGAGTGACTCTACAGAGGCCCCGCGAAGCCGCGCCGATCCGCGCAGAAGTTTTCGCAGGCACAATCACTGACATCTCTCTCGAGTTTGACGAGGAGGCCCGCAGGCCCGTCCTCTCACTCACCGCTGCTGACACTCTCGCTGATCTCGAGCACGTATACCTCGGAGGCGAGGTATGGGAAACTGAGCCTCTCCAATCGCGAATTAACAAGATTACGCGAGGACTGCCCTCATCGATTGCCCCAAATATCGTGATCGATCCCGTGCCAGCCGCGCGCACTTTGATTTGGGAGGATGTAGACAACCAATCTGCAGCTACTCTCCTGAAATCTGCAGCTACAAGCGCGGGAGCTGTCATGTGGGCAGCGACGCATAAAACTACTGGACCGTATATCCGGATGGAGGATCCCTCCACGCGAGGAGCGCTCGGCATCATCTCTCTAGTTAATGGGAAGATCAAAACGACAGCCCTCAAAGCCGCTTACTCCCTCTCTGCCTCGCAGCTACTCCGTGCAGGAGCGCTCACTCAATCAAACTCCGACGCTGCTAGCGTCGCGCGCCTCACATGGAAACAACCCGGCATCGACAGCGACGGACGACGAACCTCAACCGATCGCACGATCACGATCGAGGACCGCGATCTCGTTCGCCGAATCGGCTACCGCACGGTAAGCCTGTCCACCTCTCTCGCTGTTCAATCTCAAGCAGAAGCAGCAGCCTCACGGCTCTTTAGAAGCTATCTCCCCGGAGGTTTTGCAATCCCACAACTCACATGGGATACGCGCGTGCATCCCGATAAGACTCAGCCCGATACTCTCGCAGCTCTACTCGACGCAACCCGCCGCCTCGGCCTCATGCTCTCTGTCACCGATCTTCCGGAATGGTACCCCGCGCGCACAATCACGACGTTTATAGACGGAGGCCGCTACACATACGAAAAGCAGCGCTGGAGCCTTGAACTCAACGCAACAACGACAGTTGCAACCGGTAGAGGCCTCACATGGAACCAACTTCCGCCCGGACTCACATGGAACCAAACACTCCCGCTCACGTGGGCACACACGTCCTCCCTTACCTACTAGGAGAAAAACATGCCAGCAACAACACCAACACTGAAACTCCCCTACCCGCTCGACAGTGATCGCCTCGAGGATTTCCCGACGATCGCCAAGCAGTCAGCTCAGCTCATCGACCAAGCCGCAACCACAAAAGCCGTAGTGTTGCCGGTTTTTGATGACGCGTGGAGGCATGATCCGAACGGAGGCCTCGTGCGCACGATCAACGGTGTCAATCACCTAAACATCTCGCTGCGCCGAATTAAAGACAGTTTCCACATGAATGCAAACGGAATTGTCGATATCTACCGTGTGAATGGCCTCGTTAAAGTTCCATCGACGCGCGAGTGGGTTTTCTGCGGATCGATTTACGGCCCCGGAGTATGGCCTATGCCCGTATTCCTCGATCAGGGGCTCGTACGAGTCCTGTGCTATGGGCCTGTCGATTTTACGAAGGACTCTGTCTACCGTGGTAGTGCAACGTGGGTAGCGTGACGCGATGACAGATATCAATTTCACACAGTGCTGGAATTACACGCACGGACGAGAAGGCCGCGAACCGTCAAAAATCGTTATCCATCACTGGGGAGCGGACGGACAAACTCACGAGGGAGTCGTCGATTTCTTTACGCGCGGCCCCGGCTCCGGAACGAGCGCACACTACGTTGTAAGCGCGGGAAAGATCACTCAGATCTGCCACGATTACGACACCGCATATCACGCGGGAAACTGGACCGCAAACCTCGACTCTATCGGCATTGAATGCCGCCCCGAAGCTACCGAGGAGGACGTGCGCACCGTCGCGGAGCTGGTACGCCGTATCCGCGCAGAGTGGGGATTCATGCCGCTCACAGTCCACAGTGATTACTACCCGACCGCGTGCCCGGGACGCTATCACTCTCTCATCGACCGAATCAACCAATTAGCACAAGAAGAGGAATCCGACATGCAACTCACCGACCGAATCACACGACCCGACGGCCATAATGCTTCCGTCGCTGACATCCTCGCATATGTAGACATGCGAGTCGAGCGCCTCGAAGCCGTCCTCATCGGAGGCGTGGAAAAGAAAGGCAAAGACGGAGCACCCACCGGCGCGCGAACGAACATCTCGGACGAGGCAGCATGGAATGCCACGAACTTTGCCCGCGTTTACGATTCTCTCGCCGCTTTGACGAAGCGCGTCGATGATCTTGTGAATCTGATCGAGGTAGGAGCCTCAAAGTGAATGACTCGCCTCGACACGCTGAAACGCCCGAGCATATTTCTTGGCTCACTCCGCAGGTGCGAGCATGGATTTACGGAGTAATCACCGCTCTCGTCCCGATCCTCACGATCTACGGGATTGTGGATCAGACAACCGCGCCGCTATGGCTTTCGCTCGCAGCCTCAGTTCTAGCGACATCAACTGCTTTCGCTCACACTCCGCGAGGCGAGGGATGAACGTAGTCGCCGAAACGATTACCGCAGCCGGAGGACTAGGAGGCCTCGCAGCGACTATCACCGGCATTGCGACGCTACTAGCTGCTCGACGTACAGCGAGCCAGCTCGAGCCGGATCACGGAACGAGCGTGAAAGATCAGCTCAATCGAATCGAGAAGAGTCTCGACGAGCACGGAGTGCAGCTCGATAATCAGAGCTCGCAGCTCCTACAGATCACTCACCGAGTCGATTCTGTCACTGATCACGCTCACGACGCGCACAGCGAGATCTACCGCCGTCTCGCCAAGCTCGAAAAGTAACGGGTAGTGGAGGCCCTTATGCAGCGGCCTCC